GCGACAAGACCGATCAAACTGGCAACCGTCTTCATAGGCATCTGCACGGAAGCCTCCTCAGAGATAGTGAGTGGTTTCTTTATTGACATGAAAGGCACTCATCTGAACCAGAATCTAATTCAGCTAAAGCCTCCTCTTTACAATCCTGGCTACAAAATAAATCTAATTCGTCTTTTGGTTTAAATTTTGTTTGACACTTATTGCATTCTTTTTCCATATTTTCTCCTCTTTCTTTTTAAAAGGTTTTTTCTTTTATTCCATAACCACGATGAAAAATTAACACTATAAGTTTCTATCAAAGAAAACATTTTGTCAATCAATGCGAAAAAATTATACAACCACTTGTCTATCATTTTGATGCAACTTTACCCTTATTAATACCTTCTTTTATAACGTATTTTTGTGTTCCGTTTGCACCTATCTCAACTTCTTTTTTTAAATTTTTAAATAATATTTTTTCTTTTTCTTTAATGCCTTTTTCTTTTAAAAAAGATTCAATTGTTTTTGTATCTCTCATAATTAATCCTTTACTTTATCTTCCATTTGATAAAACATTTTATCACTATCTTCCGTAACCATGCTAGAGTCCTCTGCATCCCAATAAGTAGTTTGGACTCTATAGTCAGGCCAGCTGTTATCAGTAGTGTATGAATTAACATGCCACAAAAGGCGATTATTAGGCTGAGCTGCAAAATTACCGTTATCAAGCTCCAATATATGTGCACACTTATGTTCTTGAGGAATTTCAGAATGTTCAACATCCAAGATGTTAACATCTGGGTGTGCCCAATCAATCGTAAATAAATATTTCCCATGATAAAACTTTTTGTCTAAGCCTAAAAATTTTCCTTTTAGACCATCCAGCCAATCAAAAGTAGTAACACTAGGCCAATAACTAAAACAGTTCCACAGTTCCAACTCGTGCGTCTGCATATTCGGCACATCGGCTCTATCATACGATTTTTGAAAAAACGCTGAGATAGGCAAACGCCAATAGCACGCACCATTAGGAAGCATGATGTTAAATAAGAGTGCACGGCCTGATATACTTGTGAGACCGAAGATAACACAATCTTCGCTTTCTCCATGATGTTCTTTAAGATCATAAAGATATTCCTTTCTGACCTTGCAATAGATCGGTGGTAGATTCGCATTTAAATAAGCCATTTAACACTTCCATCTTCTTCTCGCTTGTCTTAATCTTGAATTTGGATCCTTAGCAGCTTTTGGAAACATTTTCATTTGTCCTGCACTTCTTGCACAATAAGATTTTCTTCTTGCTGCTCTTTTCTTACCAGGATTATCCTCAGTAACTGCTGTTTTTAATTTAGATCCAGGATTTTTTCTTCTATACGCCATGACTCCTGCTTGAGTCATTCCTGCACCAGCTTTTGTAGAACGAAAGTTTTTTTTATTTCGTGGTGGCATACCACCTTTTGACATCTTCAAAAGCTGAGCAGTATAATTATCCATTGTCCGAAGTTAAAGTCCCTGCACTGTATTTGTCTGTAAATAAAGTATACGCAGTAATTTTAACCGATGTTTTTAAATAAATTCCTTTTGGAAACATAATTCCATCTTCAGGAATATTTAATGTATAAACATCGCCACTTGGGACATCACCTATGAATCTTGTAACACCGTCACTAGAACAAAGGTTCACGAGACCCGCACCTGTTCCATCAGAGGCAATTGAAATACCTTTAAGTCTTACAGGTGGAGAAATAATTTCTCCAAGTAAACTTACTGCCGTTGCATCAGCATGCGTAGTTGCTGTAGTTCCGTTTGCTCCTCTAACACAACCTGTCAGATTATTTGTAGCTACTGCAGTATAAGTTATAACTTCATTTTCAATCAAAATAGTTCCACCACCTGTTGGAAATCCAGCAGCAGAAGTCAATGTGATCGTAGTATCCGTTGCACTTAATGTTCCACCTTCATTTAAGGTAGTAGCAACAGCAGCGTCAGAAGACCTAGTTGCTTGTATGTCTGCTTTAAAACTCATTTAGTTCTCCTTTAGTTGTGGCTCCCGAAGGAGCCACTATTTATTTATTTTTTACGTGTCACTAAATGGTGTAGCTAAAGTTCCTGAACCAAGAAGTAGTGAGTTTGTCACTAAGTATTGAGCAGATTCTAAAGCTGTAACTTGGACATAAGATCCAACGATTCCACCAGTTGTTGATCCATTCATAGAAAGGACATCATTTGTTGCTGCTGCAAAGAAACAAGAAACAGCAGTTCCGCTGCCTCCAATTTGTGCAACACCAGTAAATTTGTCAGTTCCATCAGTTACAATTTGAATATCAGTTGCAGTTATATCTACATAAAAAGTAAAAGTTGCACCAATATTATTTTTGTTATTGATATCAGTTGGCCCAGCAACAGCTGAATCAGCAGTAGTTATAATTGAAGGTAAAGTAAAAATACCGTCAGCATCTTGTAAAAGCAAGATTCTTCCAGCATGATCATTTACAGTCAAAGAAGTATTTGCTGTAAGAGCGATTGTTGAACCTGGCCCAGTTCCAATAAATCCATTTTTGGATATGACTGGCCCTGAGAAAGTTGTATTTGCCATAATATTCTCCTTTGTGTATAGCCTTAGTCATGTAGTCTCTATACCGTCTGCCTAGCCAGTCTACATAACAAATTAATTTTCTAGGTGTTTACATTATACATAAAAAAAGGGGCGATGTGAACACCGCCCCTTTTAAGTACCCGTTGTAGGGTTAATCTGTTAACTATTAGCTAGTTGGTAAGTTTCCATTACCAAAAATACATCTTGGATCAGAGAATCCAAAAGAGTATCTTTCTCTAGCTTTAAATCTAACATTACCAGTATCGAAGTCACCTTCTAATGCAGTCTTAATTGGGCTTCTTTCGAAGTGTTTAAGACCATTAGGCACATCCGTTAACAAGAAGAATGAGTCAGTGTCAGTTAAGAAGTTGTTCACTCTGTAACCTTCAGGAACCATTCCCATGTTATTGATAGCGTTGATGTCGTTGTCAGCAGTACCTGTTCTAAGAGTTGATTTCATCAATCTTTCAGCAGTAAATTGTAATTCTTTTGGAATTATCATTTTTCTACCGTTAAGAGCGATTTTTAATCCTCTCTCATCAACGAAACCTTGAATATCAATTAGAGCTTGCTCTAATGAAGTTTCGTTAAGGTCAGCTGCAGTTGCCAATACGTTTGAGAACGTTCCACCATTTGATAATGGGTGATTGTTCGCAATTAGAGGCACCCCGTCACCACCTGTTACAGCAGTGAATTGTGCTTGGTTAAGCACTTGTGCAGCTTTTACTTGCTTAGTGTTTGACATAGATCTTGCTAAAGCTCTTGTGTATCTTTGAGCAAGTCTGTCGTATAGGTTATCTTCAATAGCTTCTTCAGTGATTGAGAATGCTAAAGCGATTGTTTCGTGTGTGTATCTAGCTGTGTAAGCTTCGTTAGCTTGATCGAACACAACTGAAGCACCTTCTTGTTTAGTTGGTGCACCAGCGAAACCACTTAACATTACTTCTTCTTCAAAAGCTCTGTCAGAAGATTCAGTAGTAAAGATTTCAGCATGCTGATTATCGTATCTACTGTATTCCAGGCCGAATAAAGCATTCAAACCTGGCTCTAGCTCTTTAGCTAGCTGTTGTCGTGATATAGCCATAATTATTCTCCTTTATTATACGCCTGTTCCACTTCTGTAGAAGTGTTTGTTGATTCTAACAAGAATGTTAGCGTTAGCTGAACTAACATCACTGTTATTAGGGTCTTGAGAAATATCAATCGCCTGAATAATGAATGATGCGTTAGTTCCAGAAGTTTCAACATCTAATTGAACTTCTGATATTCCTGTTTTTGTGTTACCTGTAGCTGCTGTAACGGAATAGTTTTGAAAGATGTCCGCTCTTGCAAAAGTGTCATCAGCATCCATTAAAAAAACAGCGTCTGGATCGTCCACTACAAATGCTGTAATGTCCGAAGCAGCAACACCGCCTGGATAATAGTTGCTAAAAGTTGGCTTTTGAGTAGTCGGATCTGTGTAAAAACATCCGTTAAAAACACCCACAACAGCTGTTGAATTGTCAGCAGTATGTCTTTCGATGTTACCGCCAGTTACTGGTACAACCAGGTCACCTTGGTAAATCGCAGTTGCATACGAACTAGCAATTGTATATCTGTTCTGAGCTCCAACTAAAGGTGTACCGTCAAGTTTTCTGTAAGGTCTTAGACCAAACTTTTCTACTACATTTGACATAAGTTTATACTCCTATTTAGTTTTTGTTTTTAGTTTATATTAGCCAACCTTTAGGTAGGATTAACAAAAAGATTAATTTTTGCGTCCACCGCCAAAGGTTACCCGCTTCTGTCTATCAATATTGATAGGCATAGACGGATGTTGTTCCTTCATAAGATCGTTATCAACTCCTTTTAACTGATCTGTTGTAAGTCTTGCGAAATACTCAGATCGCTGTCTTAGGATCTCTGTCGGTATCCTTGCCAACACAAGGCCTCCAATTCCGATGCATCCAGAATATTTCCCTTCGGTTATGTGAGGGTATTTGTCGGCATCAGGATCATTTTTAATTTCCTCTGATTTAACAAATTCCCATCCTTCTCTAAGTTTCTTAGTTACGTTAGACGTATCTTCAAAACCTTGCACATTGGTTCTAATCCATCTGTGCTCGAAACCGTTGGGTGCTTTTGGGGCATCCAAACTTGATGGTAACTGCCAAGTCTTTTTTCGTTCTTTAACTTCTCTCGACTCAGCGTTGCGTGAAGTTCTTTTTATAGTATCGTTCATATTATTGAGCCTCCTTCACATATTTAACGTACTCTTCTAGTGGCACACCTAATCTTTTAGCTATTGCTACCTGTGATTTGGTGAGTGTCACAGTTTTGCGTCCGACTTCTTTTCTTCCAGCAGAAGCGACAGTCTGGACAGGTTTCGCTTTCTGCTTAGCTTCGACAGGCTCAGCTGGTTCTTTCAAACCTTGAGCTGTCAGAATAGGGTCTAACCTTTTCTCTATTTCATTATAGTATTCATCAGAGTCAACTTCAATACCTTCTTGTCTTATCTGACCATCTAATGCAACAGCGTAAGCTGTAAGAGCAGGATCCTTATCATAACCAAACCACTTCTTATGCTTTTCTCTAAACTCGATAGCTTTTTCAGATGGTGTTGGTTGTTGAGCTTGTTCTTCTTTAGTAGCAGATTTAGCTTTTTCTTCAGCTTCTTTCTTTTCCGTTTCAGCTAATTCAATAGCTGCTTTTCTCTCTTCAGCTCTAATTTTTGCTTTTTCTTTTTGAACAGCAAGTTGAGTTAATTGATCATTTGCTTCCATGATCGCATTCGTATCGTTGTTCTCGATTGCAAGTTTTAAATTATTTTTAACTTGTTCT